CCAAAGAAAAAGTTACCCTACGGACATGAACAATTAAATTTTATATTAGTAATGAAGGAGTTAAAATAATATGTGTACAGCAGAAGCAGGCTTTGCGTTAAATGTGGTAAGTTCGATAGCTGACCATAACGCTAAAAAGGAACAAGCCTATAGAACTTCTGTTTCAAACTTTCATGCTAAAAATGCCGCGAGTGCGGCTTTGTTTGATGACTACGGACAAATAGATAATAATAAAATTAATGCAGGTAAAGAAAAGGCAGCAGAGAAACACGCAATCAAAATTGAAAAGATTGCAGAGATGTCAAAACAATTGGCACTTAATGTTGGTAACGCTACAGCAATCTATAAAGATGTAGGGACAGGAACAGATAAAGAATTTATGGATGTTAACATGGCGTTTACTAAAGACATGATGTCGTTTAACAGACAAGAAAACGAAGCTTATGCTTCTTACGCAAATACTATTAACAATCTTCCGGTACCAGTAGAGCCTAGTAACATGGCATTAGCAATTAACATTGCTGGTGGTGCAACTGAATATGGAAGTAACCCAGATAGAAAATATTTTAAAGGATAAAGCATGGCATACGAATCACAATACAAACCAGTATATTATCAAAGAACTTCAACAGGTAGACCTAGAGAAGCTAAAGATAGTGAACTAAATCAAATTTCAAATTCGCTAAAAAACTTTAATAAATCTTTTGCCAAGTTTACTGAAAATTATAAAACAGAAGAACAAAACGAAGCACAAGATGTTTTCGATAATTTAAAAGCACAAGGTATTACAGACCCAGATGAAATCAAAAAGTTAATTGATAAGGGTGACCCTAGAGTTGCTAACTTAAAAGGTTACTACACTCAAGCAGTTGTAAATTCTAACTTTGGTTTATCACACGCTATTGAAGATTTTAATAATATTCAAACTAAAGTTAACAACATAACTGGTGGTGATGAAAAAGGTGACGCTATGGCTAATCTAAATATAGATAGCTTA